TGTCGCGTGCGCTGATCCAGCGGTCTGCCTTGGTCACGAAGCCGAAGCTGCACTGATCCATCACGCCCATGCGGACGTTCTCATGCAGGTCGTTGGCAACCTGAGTGTCGGGAAGCTGGACGCGGAACTTGAGTCCGGTCTTGTCGCTGGTCAGTTCGAGGTTCTTGCCGTTGCGACCCACGATCTGGTTGGGGTCGTGGTTGATCAACATCTTGACGTCCTGCTTCTCTTTGACGGCGCGGTCGAAGGCCCCCGGCGCGATAATCTCGTTGAAGCCGCCCAAGTCTTGGGACATCTTGCCGTACTTCGCCGCGTAGCCCGTCAGCATCTTCTTGCCGCCTTCGGTCTCTGCGCGGACTTCCGTTGCGATAAAACGACGTTCCATCTTCGACATAGTGGTCTCCCTACTTAATACTCGACATGCAACTGATAGCTGCCGTCGTCCATCCGCCAGACGCTCATGATGCCGCCCTGCGACAATTCTGCCTTTGTTTCCAGCAAATTCTTGATCGGGTCGTCGTGCTCGATGCTGTCCGTGGTGGTCGCTATGTTCATGCTGTGGAGAACGAGAACGATCTGCTGTTCCGGTCTCGCATCGTGGACGTAGGTCAGCGCACGCTTCCCGCGACCCATGGCGAAGCCGCTGACGTTGTCGCCGTTCGGGATCGAAAGATCGGGGTTGTCGAGATACGGCTTCAGTTCAGATTCCGGCTTGCCGCTCAAGTCGCCGATTCGCATCGGGCGAAGTTCGCGATCCTGCTGCACCTTGACGTTGTAGACATCCGCTATCGGCTGAGCAGTTTGGACTGCACGCTTCAAGTCGGACGAATAGACCATCCTGACTGCTGGCGCGTTCTCCTTCAGCCATGCCGCAGCCTTCGCTGACTGCGCTTGACCTTTGGCGTTCAGGTCGGGATCGTTGTCGCCGTGCATCTTGCCTGACTCCGTGTATTCGGTAGCGCCGTGCTCGACGATGTAGGCTACGGGCTTGCCGCCGATAGGCTGGGAGCGGAACTGCTGCATCTGCGCCCATCCCATTTCCTTGAAAGCCGCCGCGCCGATAGCGCGAACTGCGCGGTCAAGCTCGTGCTTGACGCTCTCGGGTTTCCATGCAGCGAAACGTTTCGCCATAGCGCCCGTGTATTCCTTCACGAACGAAGCCATGACGTCGTCCTTGGGCTTTTCCTGCCTGATCATTCGAGCAACTTCGCCCAAAAGATCGGCTGAAATAGCCGTCAAAACTGGCGCGAAAGTGTGGAACAACTGATCGGAAGTCGGCTTTTTCTTCGCCAAAGCCCGGTTGAATGCGTCCGAAAAGATCGGAAAGTAGACAGCCTTGTACCGTTGCTGAAGCACATCGGGCAGGTAAGACGTTGGCGGAATAGGGTTCTCGCTGTGCATGGCACCGCCAGAAGGCCCCAAGTCCATGCTGGGCACGCCGTTCTTGCCTTGCTTGTCCGGTGAGCCGGGGTTCGCCGGGTTGTTGCCGGGATCGTTTGCCGCTGGAGGCGGTTCACTGCCGTCAGCAACCATCACGTTCACCGGGACGTAGTATTTGTCGCCGCCCGGATCGGTACGCGGGTTCATCTTCTCCATCGAACGGATGTCGTTCGGGGACAATGAGCCTGTGCTGAATCCGGTTGAGTAAAACTTCTGCCGTGCGTCGGAGTCGGGACGGATCAGGCTCGTGATGTCAAAGTCGAAGGTGTACTTCTTGCCGGGACGTCCGATCTTTGCAGGTTCATCGAGCAGCTTGGCTTTGAATTCTTGGTTGATGGCTTCGAGCCACGGGAAGAGGCAATACTGATAAAACTCCTGCGCGAACTGTTCTGTGTTGGCGCGGGAAGTCTTCTCCATGATGCCGACCATGTGACCCGGCACGCCGAAAAGCGTGCAAAGCTCGTTCGCGGTAGCCTGCTCGGTTTCGACGAACTGACCTTCGTTCGCCTTGATTTCAATGGGTTCGATTTCGACGCCCGACGTGAGCACGATGGGACGCATCATGTTCTCGCCGCCCAAAGCTTCCTGATACGACTTGCGTGCGGCGTCGCGCTGCTCTTGGCTGAGGGTGCCCGGCAGCTTGATGATCATGCTCGTGCGCCCACCGTTGCCGAAGAATTTCGATCCGAACTTCTCCATGGCGAGCTTGCGACCCACGGCTTGGCGTGCGTACTCGATGGTGTCCATGCCGATGCGACCGTCGAGCGACAGACCCGGCAGGTGCAGCATGTTCTCGGGAAGGATGACGCGCTCTGCGCGGCTCAAACCAGCGGCGTCGGTCTCGCTCTGGTCGTAGTCGGAGATTCCGTCAGTGGTGACGTAGACCAGCGTGCCTTGCGGATAAACCTTGGTGCCCTCCCAGCCGCCAGACAGCGTAAGCGCATGAAGCAGGCGGTACGCCCGCGTCTTGCCGGGGTTGCGCGGATAAAGTCCAAGCACCTCGCCGCCCTTAGACCAGATGATTTCAACGAAGCCGTTGCCCCAAAGCAAAGCATGGGCGACCCACGTCTCCATCATGGTCTTGTGCGTCATCTCGTTGTTCGGGCGCGAGTGAATCTTGTCGTAGTCCGGGTGGTCGTCGGCGATGGTGCGGGTCTTGTGCCCGTTGGCTCCGGGCTTGACTTCGTAAATGTGTTGCGGCAGCGCGGCGATAGTGGCTGCGACCAATTCGACGCAACGCTTGATGACGATGGTCTGGAGCGCGGTAAGTTGGCTGACGCGGATGCCGGAGTCGGTGCGACCGCCGTTGTAGATGTCGAGCAGCCATTCAGCCGGGAACGACAGCGGCGTCTGCGGATTTTCAAGCGAGGAACGAACCTCGTAGTCGAGTAGCGACGGACGGTCACCGCGAAAGAAGTCTCTGAGTCCCATGTGTTATTTCTCCGAGAGAGGGTTCGCGGGCATGTTGTCCAGCTTGTGGAACATTAGGCGAACGGAATTGACGACGTGAAATTCGAGATACTTGACCACGGTGTGGAGAAGACCAGACCATGCGAGGCAGACGAAGCTGCCGAAGAGGATCAGGGCGGTGTGTCCGCCGAGACGATGTAAGCCCCAGCCGAGTAGACCGAGACCGATGAGAGCGAGCAAATCTTTGTAGTTGAAACTGAACTTAGGCTGCTTTGAATCTGCCATCACCAAACCTCGATTGCTTTCGACCAATCAACTTCGTCTTGCGTCGGGTTCGCGTTGTACCGCCCGATTGCCATGATCGCCGCGACGATGCCGTCGATCTTCTCGACCGACTTTTCCTTGTCCGGCTTGACCAGCGCGGTCGCGCCTTCGTGGACGACGAGGTTGTCCGCCATCCACGTGAGCACCGGGTTGTTCAGGTGGACAAGATCGCCCGTAAGCGTCAGCCTGAGCAGTTCCTTGGTCGGCATGTTCATGCTCACGTCGCCCTGACGGTGCAGCACCATCTCGAAGCCGTCCTGATCCTTCAACTGCCCGACGATCTGAGTCGCGTTGTAGGGATCGAACGCTATCTCTTTGATTAAATACTGCTGCCCCAGCGACTTGATGCGTTGGCGGATGAAGTCGTAGTCGATGACGTTACCGGGTGTGGTGAGCACGAAACCTTCCCTAACCCATACGTCGTAAGGGACTTTGTCGCGCTTGACGCGCTTGTCGATGTTGTCGCCGGGAATCCAGAACCACGGCATCAGGAGAATTTTGTTGCCGTCTTTGAACACCAGCACGAACGCAGAAATGTCAGTAGTTGTGGATAAATCGAGACCGCCAATGCACTCTTTGTTCTTGAGCCGCTCCAGCGTGGCGAGGCGTTCCTTCAGCGGGTCGGCGTCTTCCTCGATACCGCCGCAGAGCGCCCATTTGTCCATGGGGAGGTAGCGGGTCTCCTGCTGAGTCCACACATTCAAATGTTTTCGGAGGAAGGTGTTGAGCGCGGACGGCGTCTCCTTCGCCTTGGCGGCTTTGCGTCGTAGATCGTCCAGCTTGACGCTGACCCCGAGGCTGGGGTTGCACTTCGCCCACTCTCGCTCGTCGTCCCAAGCAAGGTACTCTTCCTTACCGTCAACCTTGTCCAAGCAAGCAACGTAAGCAAAGAAAGCATCGCTCCCGTCATCTCGCAGGTTCGACTCAAGAACCTTCTGAGCGTAGATGTGCTGAATCCAGCAGATCGAAGTCCGCGAAACTCCCGCAGTTGTGATGACAAATAGCAGCGGATTCCGGCGTGAGCCAGTCGCAGTATCGAGAACGTCATAGAGCGCCCGAGTAGGGTGTTCGTGTA